ATAAGCTATATTCCAATTTGTCCGCTCTGTCGATGTTATGTGTACTCCGCCTGCTACTTGGCTGTGGTCGTAAGCTATCTTTCCTCTATCTCCCCTGTAAGCTGTCGATGAAGTTTCACCTAATGCCAACGAAGGACTTATTTCTATATATGCGCTTCCAGACCATCTATATGTTAGATTTGTGTTCAGCGCCACATATATCTTCCCCGTTGTTCCAGTAGCAGGAAAGCTTGCGAGGTTGCTAAATTCCAATACGTCATCTACATAAGAAGGAAGTTGTGAAGATGGTACAAAGCCATTTGCATCCAATTCTGCTAATCCATTTACAGCACCTTTAAGTGAAGTTGATAGATAATTGCTATGTGTATGACTTTCTAATGCAAAAGATAATCCTTTCGTAAACAATAATGAATTGCCAGACTTCGATACGCTTGTTATTGCATTCCCTGCTCCAGTTGTTGAGATGTTCAAAAGCGAGCCACCTTCAAGGCTTGAAACACGATTATTTAAGTCGTTACCAAGTAATGCGCTTAACACCCATCCTGACTTAGTGCTGTCATAATCTGCCCAAGCATCCAGACGGTCGTAGCTTCCACCACCTGAGCCTCCGCCTGTGCCAGCACCATAAGCTGATAATTCTCCTGTTGCATAGGCGTTGCCATCTATTTGCAAGTTGCCATTTACGATACTCAATTTAGACAATACATCCAAGTCGGACTGTGATAGCTTATCGAGAATATCCTTATTGGAATGTGAATGTGACGAATTTTCTAATCTACTTATCTCCTGTAATGTCCTTAAAGAAGAAAGAACATTATTGTCTGTAAGGATGGCATCCGGATCATCACTCCTGACAACCTCTATTGTACCTACTTCACCTCCGCCTCCTGTTTCTCCGATACTGTCCGATATAAGTTTTTTTAAGTCTCCTATTGTAGTGTAATACTTATTGTTGCTTGCAGCATCAAACACCAATATCCTAACATCATCGAAAAGTATAGACTTACTATATTCATCCCAATCCGGTGGTAATTCTGTTTTGAATTTCTTTATATAATCGGATAACGCTATATATTGGCCTGATATCGGATCTTTGATGAACGCATTGTCTATTTTAATGGTTCTAAGCTCTCCGTTACCAGATCCGTCTATATCTGCTCCGGATGATCCGGGAATATAATCACCGAACGAAACGCCACTATCAAAAGTACCTTTCCCTAAAACATGGATATCATGATCGATCGTTTCCGACGGTCTTACCGTACCTTCAAGTTCGGATTGTTCACCCCATGAGCGGGTATATTCGTTCCAGTAGATGTATTCGCCTCCAACGAGAATATAATCTCCGAAATTGCCTCCATTCGGATATAATTTCCACACATCTTTAATGTCTGTATACTCACCCAAAAAATGAACATCATTACTCATCAAATATAACTTTTGGCTATTTCAAAAAAACTTTTTGCTATTTCATCCTTAAACGAAAGTGCGGTCAATCCTGCACATTCATACTGTATGGGTGCTTTCAATTTCTTGCATATTTTTATCGCATCGTTTTCTATTACAGGAAGAGGTAGATATTTTGCCTTTAATATGACTGCCGTAGTCCCTGGAGCGATAGAGAAGAATTCGAGTACCCTTCCATCTACTCCGGTAGTAATAGCGCATACAGGCTTGTCTGTCCCACCTCGTATGCCCAAGAAACGGCTTTTTTGCATGAAATATCTCGGATCGGTATCGCTGATAGGAGTAACGACAGGTCTGCTCCATGTCTCCAGCTGAAAAATAACCAACCGCATAAAATCGGCAGGTAAAGCAATATATCCGCTCCCATCCTGCAATGTAACCGGAGAAGAGGCTATATCTATTCCATCATCAAGCATATCGCTCGGAGCTGCCTCGTGAATAAGTCTTACAGCATCGACTATCCTCGCACGAATCATTTCTTCGAGTTCCAATTGATTGGCATCGGCACTCAATACAGGATCGTGTGCTATATTCTCGTTGAGAATGATTTTTACCTCGGTTACTATTTCAGAAACGGCTACGGATTGCATAATTATTCCAATTTAAGATTAGGGAAAGTCACTCCAAGTCCTTTTGCCTGTTTCAATATGGCATTTGGAGAATTAAGCTTCCTGAAATCTATTCCGTTTTCACGTAAATACTCACGTGCCTGTGAAATATCGGTCACGCCTTCTATGGCTTTCAATTGCGGCTCTTCTTTTGGCAATTCTTCTTTTATTTCCTCGCCAATACCCGGCAAAGAATCGGCTTCTTTATCTTCACGAAACAAATAGAAGTCGTTTCCATAGTTTTTCATCTTCTTCATTGTTTCTGCAAGAGCTTTGTCATTTGTGGAAAAATAACTCCCGCCGTCACGCATGCCGGTAAATGAAACGACAATATTGGTATTGTTTACCGTTACCGTTGTTACATATCTGCCCCATCTGCTCCTAAATTCTGTCATATTTTTTTAAATTAAAACCCCCTCCACAACAAGGAGGAGAGGGTTTGCGTTGTTTTCATGATATTAATTCTATGCCTTTTTGAGCTTTAAGATGGCATGTGCATTCGTATATCTCAAATACAAACATGATGTTTCACTTAATACTACGGCATTGGTATCCCGGATGGCAAGTTTTTTCATGTCGTAAGTATCACGACTCCATCCTTTGAATATACGTTTAGTCAGAAATTCCGGATCGATTACCAAAACTTCGTCTGTTTTCCCTTGCATATCCATCATTTCGCTATGGATAAATAAGATTTCGCCGAAGTCGGTATCAAACGATTTGAATTTAAGATCCCATATTTCCACGTTATCACGTTTGGTAAATTTACCCGTATCGGATTTTACTTTCGAGAAAGCAGCAAGTGCTTCGCTTCCGGCGATGGCTATCTTGCGTTTATTCCCTACGCCTGTTCCGGTGAACAATTCTTTCGCAATATCGATAAATTGTTTGTCGGTAATTACGGTTTCGCTATTTGTTGCGTCCCATGTACCTACATCGATTTTTTTAGCTACCATATAGTAGATACCGCCTGTGGTATAGGTCGTTTGTTTTGTTTTTGCATTTTTGAATTTCTTCTTTATACCGAACATGAACGAGCCTTCCATACCAAGTTTCATATCGTAGATACCGTCTTCTTCGATGTCGGAGAATGTCCAGTCCACCTCTTTTTTGTTCATCTCTGCCCAAGTAGATTCTTCTACCTGCATCATAAATTTTTGGCAGTACTGAATTTCCGGAGTAGGCACATTGGAGAAAATAGACGTTTGCACATCCAATTCCGATCCTGCTCTTCCCATACGTATAATCTTGGTATCTGCCGGGATAGCAGGGTAACCTAAACCGTTTGCTTTACCGTTAATAGGCTGAATAACTTTCTTTCCGCTGGAATCGATATCGATCACCAAACCGACAAAGTCGACGCCTATATTTTCCGTTACGCCATCGTCCTTATATCCGTTTACTCCTTCAAACCTTACGGTATCGTCTATATCCAGCATACTCGGATCATACAGCTCAAGCGCAAACCGGTCGGCTGTATCTGATGCTGCTACGGCTGTTTTTACTTTTCCCTCTATCGGTCTTGTTGCAACAGAATAGTATTTAACTTCAAGGCTCTCCGTGGGTGTTGCACGTCCGGCACTTCTCGATATCTGATCGATAGGAGTCGACATCGGGCGTATCTTTGTTATCCGCTTATCCACATCGGCCATAAACAAGTCCGGAGATGCTATTTCTCCTTCTTGTTTGGTAAACGCACCTTCCGGAGGTGTAGTACCTGTTATGGTTGCACCTCCGCCTTCCATAGGAGTTATGACTGCTTCTGCCATCATAACACCTCCTCCAACAAATATTGAGGCAACAGCCATCAATACGTTAATAATGAATCTGTAATTTTTCATAGTTGTTTTCATGATAAAAAAAATATTAATTTGGTTTTTAGTTGTTTTAGTATCTCTTTAGGCCTTCCCATATGTTCTTTTTCTTTACAAGACTATCCAATCGCTGTATCGTCGGATTTTCCGGTTTTTTTGTTTGCGATGCCTGCTTCCCTTCAATCATGGGAAGTTCCTCTTTCATGTTCTTTTTCTTTTCTTCGATTTTAATGTTTTTCGCTTTTACCTCAGCCTGATTGGCCGCCTCCATAACATCCTCATCGTGCGTCAATCCCTTTAATTTGGTTTCCAACATTTCTTTGGTAATTTCTCCCAATATGGCCTTTTGTGCATCATCGATAATTTGCTTGAATGCTTCATCGATCTGCTCGTCCGTGTATCCTCCCTCTTTCTGTACCTGCTCGGCTATTTGTAATGATTTTTCGATATTGGATTGATAGATTTCTTCCAGCTCTTTTTCTTTCCCTACCCTTTCCATGTATTTTTTATTGGCCTCCGCCAATTTTTCAGCATTTTCCGGATCTTCCAAGTACATTCTGAAGTCATCACCGTATGCCTCTATCATAGCAATTACAGGATTTTTCTCTTTGTCGGATAGAACAGTAAGGAACATTCCGGCAAATTGCGGATTGTTCTCGAAAAGATCCGCCATGTTCTTGTCTATCTCGTCCTGTTTTTGGATACGATTGTCATAATTGTCATAATCGTTCAATATCGTATCATATAATTCATCGTCATTGCCATACTCCCTATCCGGGTGTTTGGCTTTCAATCGGTTGAGCAACAAGTCCCTTTTGCTTGCAACTTCTTTATTTTCAATATTTTCAGGCATATTTACGTGCGTTTAAATGTTTCTATCTTTTTCGATAATACAAACATAATTATCGTACAAACGAAAAACTTGCTAAATATTAATTTTAAAAATATATTTGTAGAAACTACATAATACCATGAATAGTAGTGATATATCGAAAAGAGATAAAGCTTTACTTGAAGCGTATCACCTTGAATTGAGAAGAGCACGATATCCAATTAAACTGTCGGATATACTCGAAAATGTAGTTAAGCATCCTGCCGACAGATTTTATACTGCAACAAGAGGTGTTTATGAAACAATAAAAAAGATAAGGAAAGGCGAAGAGATCGAGCTAAGCGAAGAAAGAGAACGGCTTATAAATGAAGTTATTAAACGTGTTGAAGAAGAAGAAAAAAAACATCCCGAAAAAAAACTGAAACGTATAGTCGAAGAGATACTCGATAGTCCTGCTCCTGAATTTTATCTAAAACCTTCTTCGGCTAAAATTATTATTCACCATGAAAAAAAACGCCAACGATACATATTGCAACAACAGACAAAAGACAGAGATGAAAAAATCAAAAAGAGAAAATAAGACCATCGTAAACGATATAAAGAAGAACATACTCGATTTTTCATTGTGTATTCTTTTGTTCATTCTCTATTTCGTATCTATTCCGATGAACATGTTCACTTTCCATTTCATACATGCCAATATTTTTCATCTACTGTCAAATATTATCGTATTGTGGGCTGTAAAGGAAACAACAGAATGGTGGCATTTCCCGGCAGGGTATGCAATATCATCCGTTACATGGCAAGCGACAGGTGGAAATGTTGTCGGCTTTTCCGCTATACTTTATTTTATACTTGGAGCTACGTTTATGAAATACAAAAACAAACTGCGATACCTGCTTTCCGTTTCTGCTATTCTCATAGTACAATTATTCATACCGTCAATGAGTTTTAAATTGCATTTTTTTCCCTTCGCATCCGGAATAGTAACTGCATCTATAATACATATCATAAAGAGATACAGGAATGATATAAATAAACTGAATGAATATCAATCATTAAAAAAATGACAATATCGGATATCCTTAAAGAGAATGAAAAGAGAAACGAAATACCGGAATACGATCCATATACCGGTGTTGGAGCTCCATTGGAAAGAAAATGGTTGAAGATATCCGATTTTTATATCCCGGAGCAATATGTCCCTGTCGGCATGTTTGAAAATCCGATCATAGACGGATTAAATAAAATAGGCAGCATAGAGCAGTATATCCTTGCTCTCGGAGAAGAATACAATGCCGAGAACAGGGAGATTATGGTAAACAGTATAATAAAGATACGCATACGATACGATTTTTTCTATTGGGCTGCATCGTTCGTCAAAATAAAAAACAAGGAGGGAGGTAAGAATATTCCCTTTATATTGAATCGACCGCAAAGACGACTTGTTTCAAAGTACGAGGAAATGCGTCTTGCCGGAAAACCTATCCGCCTGATACTGTTAAAAGCAAGGCAATGGGGAGGATCTACGGCTACGCAAATCTATATGGCATGGATACAATTGGTTCATAAAGAAGGATGGTATTCGGCAATCATTGCACAGGACAATTCTTCATCACAACGAATAAAGGCAATGTATTCCAAATTGTTGGATAATTACCCTCCGGAGCTCCTATCGCTGGATGGAGACAAAAAACTCGAATTTGGTTCTTATGGAGGATCAAAAAACGACTCCATCATAAAACAAAACGGAGAAGTCGTGAGAGATACGGTCGTATCGATAGGATCGGTAAAATCTCCAAACTCCGTACGTTCAGGAGATATATCGATGGCTCATTTCAGCGAGATAGGCGTATGGAATGAAACGGCTGAATGGAACGCATCGAGCATCATCAGATCCGTTTCCGGGTCAATACTGAACAGACCTTTGACGATGATCGTCTACGAATCTACGGCAAACGGAACAGGAAACTTCTTTTATGATGAGTGGCAACGTGCGAAAGAGCCTGAAGGAAGCAGCATAAAATCGAATATGTTGCCGTTGTTTGTCCCTTGGTTTGAAATCGAATTATATCGTGAACCATTCAAAACAGAAGAGGAAAAAGAAAAATTTGCCGGATGGCTATTGAGTAACAAAGACGATGATACACCAAACGATACATCAGAGCCCGGAAAATATTACTGGTGGCTATGGGAGATAGGAGCTTCTCTCGAAAATATTCACTGGTACATCAATCAGCGAAAGGAATTTTCATCTCACGCCGATATGGCTGCCGAATTTCCTTCCGATGATATCGAAGCATTCAAACATTCAGGCCATCGTGTTTTCGATATTTACAAGCTTGAGGAATTGCGCAAAAATTGTATCCCGCCGATATTTACAGGTGAAATTGCGGCAAATGGTCTTACCGGAGAAGAAGCTCTCGAAAATGTGCATTTCGTTGAAAGCGAAAAAGGAAACCTTTTTATATGGGAATTTCCGGATGAAGAAAATGACGTTCTGGATAGATATATCGTTGTCGTTGACCCTCAAAAAGGAATTTCCGAAAGTGCCGACTTTTCCGACATACTCGTTTTGGATAGATATTGGAAAACATATGGAGGTAAAGAAGCAGTGGTGGCCGAGTGGCACGGACATATCGACAAGGATCTGCTTGCATGGAAATCGGCACAAATAGCACAAATATACGATAATGCTCTTCTTGTAATAGAAAGAAACACCTTCGATAACGAGAAAGGTAAATCAATGGATGAATCCGAATTTATCATTGATGTTATAGCAGGTTATTACAGAAACATGTACATATATGTTCCAAAAGGGAAAGTTATCGAAAAGGAATCTCCAACATATGGATTTATAACAAACAGAGGGACAAAACCTGCAATAATAAATAACATGATAGCTGTCATACGTGAAAACGGATATATAGAAAGGTCGGCAGATGCCATAAAAGAAATGAACGTTTATGAAGAAAAAGAAAACGGAAATTGGGGAGCTATGGAAAAATATAATGATGATCGGGTAATGACTCGGGCAATTGGACTGTGGATATCCGGTCAAATGGATCTTCCTTCAAAGAAGAAAAGAATATCCGTAATCAATAAAACAATAAAACAACAAACTTATAAACCATTATAATTATGAATAAAATTCAACGATTTTTTATTGCACAAAAAGCGAATATCACTCTTTGGTATGCTTCCAGACAGGCCGATAAAGCATATATGGGTAAATACCCGATCGGTAAAAACAAAGACAACTCTAAAAGATATAAGCTTGGGAACACCAGATATTATGTCATACCGGATGAAAATGAACGATTGATATGTATCAACCGTAATGAATTTAGGAAATTAAAAAGAAAGAAGTATATTTCTAATAAAGCACAACTCAAAGATTTGAAAAGCGAATCATTTTACTTTACTCCAAATTGTGGAGGGAAAAATCCTATATCAGATGAATTAAAGGAATATAAAAGGAGAAAATATATCGAATATTGTTTAACCATTGCAGAAAGGAAAAATAAAACCCGGTGATATTCACATACTCCCGGGTTTAAACAAATAAAAATTAAAACATGGATTACTTACTGTTTTATGACCTGAGCCTGACCAAATGAATTTTCTCTTTCTATATTTTCTTTTTCTTGCCTCAATTTCTGTAAAATATTATCTCCATTTGGAAAATCTCCAAATTCGAATAATTGTTCGAGCGTAATACCTTGTGCCTTGTAAAGCTCGAGTAAGAACGCATTCATTGCCTGTTTATATTGAGGCGTACTCATCCCTTCGGTTACAATAACATCAAGGGAACAATCACGCCCGAGATGCGGCATATATTTTTTTATCCCTCCGTATTGCGAACCTGCTATAATAATATTCCTTTCGTCAGTATAATATTGCTGTATATTGGATAGCTTTTTTATCATTGCCTCTTTCAGGAAATTACCAAAAGAAGACAACACGTCAACAAGCGAATTGGTGGCATTCTGTGTCTGTTGAGCATAAAGTGACGCCGCTGTACCGCTTACCGGATCTTTCCCTTGCATTGCTCCGGTAACACCTGTAACATCTTCGAACATCTTTATTTCCATTTTGAGCAATTCGGAAACATTAAAATTGCTGACGTTAGTTGATAATTGCTGCGGCAATGGGACACCTGCTTTAGGCTTGTATACTATCATACCGTTTACTTTGGCATATTCATCGGCAATTTCTTCAATAGACATCATACCAAGCAAATCTTCAGGAAACATCAATAATCCTTTTGCCGAACTTCTTGCCATAAGCATATAAAGTGTAATAAGCTCATTGATGAATTTCTGCTGATCGATAGAGTCTTCTATAAACGAATGCGGTTTGCCGTCGATGAACGGATAGATTTTAATCGTGTACGGATGTTCTTTGTGTGAGAAGGGACTTTCTCCTTCCTGTAAAACATCTCCAAGAGGACTAAGGAAACGATAATACCAATAATTATCGATAAACCATTCTACCTCTATAAACGGTATCTCTTCTTTCGGTATACCCTGATCCATCCCTTGTTTTAGCCTTTTCCGATTTTCCTCTTCAACAAATGGAAGATCCTCTATTTCTATTTTGTAATAATCGCCCTTCAAATAATCGTGGCAATGGTATCTCGGTTTCTGTTCTTTGCTCCATATTTCTATTACTCGGCACATGCTCGGATCGAGCGGGATAAAGAAATCTCCTCTTTCATGTCCATGATAATAAATATTTTGGTAGTAACTGCTCATGAATCTTTCATCCATGGCATTTGCATATATTTCACGAAGTTTCTCGTAATCGCTTTTGTTCGTGGCAAAAAGCGAACAGACGTCATTGAAATACATGTCATGTATTTGTCCTATGATATCGCAATCCCAATGTCTTACATCCTGCATTACGCCGTCATAGAAAATATAATTCGGATTGACAATGTCCGTCCACGTATCTTTTGTGTTTTTTCTCCAACCCCAACTCTCTTTAACGAAAATTGTTCCGGATATAAGAAACTCCTCCAATAAGCGAATCTCCAATTCACCCATGCGGTTTAAATCCCTGTTCGCTTGCAAAGTTATGGTGAACATCTCTCCTATTGACTGCTCGTCTCTATCCCTTGCTATAACAGTAAAATCGGTATCCTGATTTTTGTATACACCAATTATCGATCTTACCATTTTCCTTAGCAGGTTGTTTTTCTTGGGCAATATCCCTTGTTCTTCCCAATATTGAGCTTCCGTCTTTAATTCTCCGTCAACCTCCACCCTGTCGATATACTGATCGCCATAGGTGTATTTCATCAAACGTTCTCTTTTAGTCCTTATGTCATAAAGAGCATCCCAGCTCCTTTTTGCACGATAAAGAATATCCATCTCACGCTTGCTCCCTATTCCCTTATATCGTTTAAGGGAGTCCAGCGTGTCTTTTTCTTTATATGTGAGTTTTGATTTTGGAACAATTTTCATACGTATGCTCACTTTCGAACAAAAATAATCTTCATTGTTATGAAAAATATGCTATTTATTAATTTGCCTCATCTTCAAATTCGTGCATCCTACTTATAAATTCCTTTTTCAGTTTCATGGCCTTTTCTTTATCTATTTCCTCTAATGTTTTGATTTTCCTTGTCATCTCTTTTGCATAAAAATAGATTCTCGTTTCATCTCCTTCAAACAATTTCCTGTATTTTGTTACGTATTGTTTGTCAGCTAATCTTGCCCTGTATCCTTTCTCTTTGTGCTCGAAATCTTTCATCCAGTCGAGATAATAAAAATATTCACCGTTTATACGAAGCTCCTCTGTAAGCTCATCAGAGCTCCTGATGATTTTATTTACAACAGGTATCTGATTTTCTGTAACACTCTCTCCTGTGAGCATATTGAAAACTACATTTCCTATATCGACATAAGTACCGAGAAATCCACCCATATAGCCTGTAAAGATATGATTCAATTTTGCCGGGTTTATATCGATTTTACCTTTGACGACATCATCTCCGCCTGTTGCTTCATTGACCCATTTTGCGCCTTCTACCAATATGGTTGGCGTGCTTTTATAGGCCTTCGTCCAGTCCGGATCAAGCTTGTTCCAGTCCGTATCCCTGAATATCGGTCTACCCATGAAGTTTATATTCGATACGTTCGCCTCATAAACAGGTTTCACAAAGTCCGGAATCCACCAGTTTACGCTTCCGGTAAACGGATCTATCGGCAAGATAGAAGAGAATTGTGCAACCATTTCTTGAAACATATTCTCATGCCTTAGGTTTTTGCTCGCAGCAGCATACAGTATTTCTCCCATGCCATAAAAAGGTCTGAACTCGTGAGAAAGCATAAAAGTAAAGAATTTTTCTTCTGTCCATGGCAAATAGATTACCACATGATTACGTCTTATCCATTCATTGATATTCCAATACTTTTCCTTGTCGTCATCGTCTCCTACAAGCTCGAGCAACATTTGATTCAACATAGGCATCATAAATCCCATTGCCATATGAAGAGAAACAACCGCCGTAAAACGAGTGGGATATTTCTTTGCCAAAAGGCCGAGAAGACGCATAGATTGTAATGCCGGATTAGCAAACAAGTAAAACGTGTGTAGGATATCTGCACCGAATATTCCAGACCCTTTCCTGTTGAAATTTATCGTAATCTCCTTTGCATCGGAAACACTTCTTTCAATAGACCTTCCCATTTGGCGGGACGTGACATATGTAGCAAACCGGCTTATATCCTCTATCATCCTGTTCGCTCTCGATACGGTGTCTATATATATGTGTAAAGGCTTCCACATATCGTGTCTCCCTTGCAGTTTATTCATGCTTTTTTGAAGCTCTTTCGTTATGTTCTCTATATTTCGCAGATTGGCATATCCTGTTTCACCACCGTTATAAAGAAATTCTTCCCAGTATTTGCCAAATTCGCCGCCTCCTTTACCCCATAGATTCTTCGATATGGTAGGAATAACCTTTATGGCGTTTTGTGCAAGTTGAAGCGAGTATTTACCCCCTTCCTTTATTGCAGACGACATGATGGCAAACTGAATATCCCGCATGAAGTTCGTTACCGTAAACGCAGGATTCCGTGAGGTAAAGTTTGACGCCATTTGTCTGTTAAAAGATTGAACCGCTCTTACAAGTGGAATATCATATTTTACCATATCACGTGTCAATCCGTTTATTGCTTGTGCTGCACGTGGATTGCCATTGATATAGATCACTTTTTCTTCTCCGTTTACCCAAACACGTACGGCATGCTCCGATGCCTGTGCCTTACCTATTTTTACGCCAATATCGAGACCTCTTCTTCCTTTTTTTGCAAGTCCGTCTTGTTTAAGCTTTTCCATTTCCTTTTCGAAGTTATCGACTATTTCGGAAACGGTTTTACTGTCCGCATCGGAAGGTATATCCGGAAATTTCTCTACCCATTCATCACCTTGCATAACATACCATACATCCTTTATTGTGGCATAGTTGCTCGGATTCTTAACGACGAGGCGATAGAAAGCCTGTTTCATCTTATTCCGGTTAGCCTGCAATATACCGCTTTCCGCCATATTGATGATTTCGGCAAACGGGCTGTATGCCCTCGATGTTCTTCCGTAAGCTTTTTTAAGTACCGAATTGAAGTCGCCTAATTGGTGTTCTATATATTCATACAGATCATCGGCTACTGTTTCTGAAAAACCTCTCAAAGGAACGTAATAAGTATACATATCCCTGATATTCTCATAGGTTTCCTTTGACATAATCCCGGCCTCGAATTGTTTTTCGAGTATCCACTTGGTTGCATCGTTTATGGCGTTCCATAATGCGTTTATATCTTCGGCTGAATGGACACTTTCAACTTCTTCTACTATATTTTGTGCTGCTTCGATGAATGTTTCTCCACGACCTCTTTCTTCTGCAAGAGCAGTCAATCCGGAATAGTCTTTTTCTGCTGCAAGTTTTTCATATAATTCTTCGGCTTCCTGTTTAATTTCGTCTTCGTTAAACTCTTCTTTCCCGATATTTTCTTCAAGCTTCTTCGCAAGATATTTTTCTGCCTCTCTTCGTGCCATCTTATCGTTTCTTTCGAGACCATGCTTAGCTATTAAATAAGTATCTATTGCATCCAAATCGTTTCCGAAGATCTTTACAGCAGCCTTATTCATCGGTTCTATCTTATACTTGTTGTAATAAGCTATTTCGGCAGTATTACGTGATGACAATTGATTTTCGAGCATATAGGCATTTTCTTTTTCCGGAATTTCCTTACCGCCGGATATTGCCTCCTGCAAATATTTTAAAGAGGCCATTTTATCGAAATATCCTTCCTCTATGCCATACATCAATCCTTTAAATCCCTTGTTGAATCTACTTCTTATTCTCTTTTCGTATTCATTTTCGGCAAGTCGTGTAGGAGGTTCTCCTTTTTTAAACAGGTTATTGTCATTAAATTCACGACGTTTTCTTGCATCCTCTATTTTCCATTCTTTTGTACCGTTGTTTGGGTTTGCATTACGCCACAAAATATAACGAAGTGTATTGAACGACATATTTGTTCCGAGCAGATCCATTATTCTTTCAAGCTCTTTAGGGTCATTAACTTCGGCCATATATCGCTCTATAGCTTTGTCCATATTGCCGAATCCTGTCTCCTTAACACGTTGAATGAATCGTTCTTTATCGGGCATTCCGTTAAGCACTTCATTTAAGAATTTACCGTAATTGGGAATTGCTTTTCTCAAATTATCAGCATTGGCGACAAGCTTGTCCGGATCGGGAACGGAACGAAGTCGTTCTATTTCTCTTTCATCGGAAATTCCTTCTCTGCCATATCGGCCAGCTGTGTCATTCTTTCCTGACTTACCGGCTTCGGCTCTTTCTCCAACAGTTCGAGCAGTCTCTCGTAGGCCTTCTTCGATATCTTCGTATGAAGTCTCAAGGGCTCTCCGTCCTCGTTGTAGGTTTTGATTATTTTGATACCTTCCATTTGTTATTTCATTTAAAAAATTATATATGATCGGTTTTATCTCTTTTTCTACTATATCGTAATCGGGAAGCTCTTCTCCGCTGATGACTCTCTCGGAAAGGAAGCTAAACAGCTCATCCAACTTTTCAGTTTCACTTAATCCTAAATAAGCATCGGGAAGCACTTCTTCAAATACTTCATCCGGAACATTTCCAAGCAAAGATACCAATATCTTGCTGTTTTTCCGCATGTAATTGTGCATTACCTCATGAATCCACGTATCGAACAGTTCTCCGGAGCTATTTATGTCTGATGAATTAAGTATTACTACACCTTTATAGTATATACCCTGTATAGGATCTTCATAATTTTCGTATAAAGCTGCATTCTCTTCATTAAGACCGTAATTTTTTAACACCTGTGCTACTTCCCTTTTACCTTTTACAACTACCGTGCGCACATCCGTTTTGAACATCTTTTCGGCAATTTCCATCATATCGACAGCGGCGTGATATTTGTCGGTATCGCTTAACGGATTGTCGAATCTGTTCTGCATGGAAAGTAATTTGAGATTTTCTCTTTTATTTAATGTCCTGAACAACGGAATGCCTTCATTGATCAAACTATCTACCATCTTATCGGTTACAGGTATTGATTGTTGTTCGCCTATATCCATTTTGATAGTTTCTACTTTTGCTCCGAATGGTTTGGCTATCTTATTTGCTATTGTTGGCACTATCATATCGTAAAACGCCTTCATTCCTGAACCGCCGACTTTCAAATCTAACCCGGAATAATTTTTAGTTTCACCGTCTTTTATTTTATCCGATATGATTTTGCTTGCAAGATCTTTCCCTACATATTCATCAAGTTCTTTTTCATCAATATTTTTGTATTCAGCTAATTGTTGATTATTCCTTATCGGATGTAATGTGTATGTGTCTCCATTTCTAATTACTTTTATTTCATCGACTTGTTTACTTAAATCATATCGTTCTGCTTGTTGTTCTCCGTTAGTCCATGCTATCCTGTCAAACCCATTCTCGGCAGCATATCGCATCATTCTTCTCAATACCAAAGCGACCCATTGATCGGTTTTTTTGAACGGCATGTCGGGAACACCTTGTTCTGTGTCTGTTGAGAATCCCTTTCTTTTACCTTCCTGTGCCCAGTCCGATTGAATTTCCTCAATGAATAGGATTTTCTCTCCGTTGTGTTCCCTTTCATCAAATCTAACGTGAGCTAATATATTTTGTTCTTCGAAATGCGGAGATTCATATTGATCTGATCTTTTTATTCCGCTAAACCATAAAGCGGCTTCTCTTGCATTTTCTTCATTACTTTCAATAGTAGCTATTTTACCTGTTGCATTGTTTATAACTTCCCATTTGTTTTCGTTGTTTTTTCTGTAATGATATTTAGTTCTAACAGGCATTGTCAAAAGTAGTTCTTTATATTCAGCTCCTCCTGTTAATACAAATTTTTCATACTTGGTTTCACTAATCAAATTTGATTCAGCTATTTTACCTATAGTCTCATATAATTCATCTAATGATCCGTATTTTTCTTCAAATTCGTTTATTTGATCTTCTTGTATACTATTTAATTTACCTTCATAATCTCTTTCAATAAGATATTCCCATCTTTCAGCATCTTCAGTCATTTGAATATAATTATCTTCAGTATACCCATAATCAGATTTGACTACTTCTTCTATATCTATCTTATTTGCATCGATCCATTTTTGAATATCTTGTTTCGTTAATTTTTCGGGCAATTCATCAAATCCCATCCAATCCAATTCAGCTTGCTTTGCTCCGTTTTTAAGGAGCATAGCTTTGAATTGACTCTTTGTACCTTTTTCCTGCTCGATCTTTGAGAGTGCTTTCTCTACGGTCGAAAAATATAGATTATCAGAAGTATATTTATTTACAGCACGATTTGTTGCTCTTAGTCGTACTTTTTCGTCCGATCCGTATGTTTCTGCATTTTCGGAATATAGATCTTCTTGCAGGAATATGGAATCGCTCTCTTTGCGCTTCTCATAAAAGTTTTTGTTTTCCTTTGCTCTTTCTGAAACAAATTTATCGATAGTCTCTCCCTTTTTCCTCGCTTTTTCCTCGTTTTCTTTAATGTACTTCTCTACCAATAAATCCTGAACTTCTTTCAGGTTTTCAATTTTTTTGTCTATTTCCTTTATTTGTTCCGAAGCACGTTTTTCCTGATTTTTGATATCGTCTACATTGACACCCTTCTCTGCAAGCTTCTGTTGCTCCTCTTTTAGATTTTCAACATAAGACTGTAGTTTTTCCTTTAATCTATCTGCCGCTTTCCTGTACCATTCGTCTTTTTTACCCCACTCCTCGTATTTTTTTATGCTTTCTTTTTGGTATTCCAAATCTTTTTTTAACTCGTTGTATTTCTCGAATTTCCTTAAAATAAACGCAAGGTCAGCTGTTATCTTTGTTTTTTCATCTTCGAGGCGTTTTCTTTCTATCATCACCTCGATTTGTGCACGAGTATACGGATTGGTTATCAGTGCCGTTTTGAGCTCTTCTGTATTGATATCGCCAACATCGACGGAGTCAGCACCTTTCTTCATTGCCTCATTGTATAAGTTCTGTTTAACTTGCAGCCTTTGAAGCATGAATACGTCTACCGTATCGTTTGTAAGCATGTAATTGATACGGATATTTTTCCACTTGTTGCCTTGCCTCCAACTTCTGCCTTCTACTTGCCGAAGTTGCGTAAAGTTATACGGCAACGATAATATATACATATCGGTCGTATTCTCCTGTAAATTCATTCCTTCCTTTATAGCCGGTGATCCGATGATGATTTTTACATCTCCTTTATTGAAGGCCTCCTGTATTCTTGCACGCTCTTTATTTGAAGTTGCTCCGGTTATAATAACCACCTCGTCTTCTTTCAGTCCGGATTCTTTTACAAGATAATCACGTATCATCGGGAAAAACTCGATACCTATTTCCGAATAAATCAGCTGTCCTGCTTCGTTATTATCTTTAATGTTTTGTTCAATAAGTTTTACCGTTGCATATATTTTCGGGCTGTTCTCTACAAACTCCTTATGTGTTGCCGGTTTTTCCGGGCAAAGATATGAGGCGTAAGGAGAAAATGCTGCCAATCTTGCTTGTGTTATTCCACTTAGTACAGTATCGTTATCCGATAATAAATCCTGTATTCTGTTTAGTGTTTCCTCTGTGAGATAGTTTTGTTCTACTTTGTATTCCTTATTGTGTCTGTTAGGTCTTACAAGATCGGGATTGTCTTCCTCTCCTTTGATGTCGATAAACTCGCTAAGAAGCTGATTAAACAGACCGTTATTCTTAAACCTTCTTACTGTGGTCTTATCAACCGTAGATCCGTCGGCCTTAATCTCGATATCGTTCTCGGCTTCCATGAATGTTTCGAAGAATTGATCTATACGGTAGAATCCCATCCTTTTTAATGTCGAATTGGCAATAAGTGACAGAATCGAATAATATTCAAGTGGTTTGTTGGTGAATGGCGTTGCACTCAACAGACAAACATTCCTTCCGTTGTTCTTTTTCTGTATATATTGCGATGCTATCCATGTTTTGATGCCAAGATCAGATGTACGCTGTGTTTGGCTACGGAAGTCCGATGCCTCTTTTTTATCCAGTTTCACCTTACCGACGATATGATTTGCATTGTGCACTTCGTCGAATAGCATATAGTCGAAACCGAAGTTTTCGAAGTTGTAAGATGTGCCACGTTTCATCTTACCTTTTACCTCCGACTTCTTTGCTTTTTCTTTCTCCTTGTCACGATTGCTTTTGTGCGATTTCAATTCGTCGGTTATGTATTCAAATTCCGATGCCAATTCCTCGTAAGTCTCGTCGTTGAATCCCATAGCCTTAAATCCTTCGTACGTGACAATGGTATATTCTCCGTCATTGATTGAGAAATCGGACAGATCAAAATTAACCCCGAGATTACCCAATACATTGACCGTCGCATTCGGGATAGATTCATATATAGTTTCTACCCATTGTTTCAATATACTGTCGTTTGGAACAATGATGATCGGTTTCTTAACGAATCCACGTGTCATTGCTTCATGTACGGAAAGTACTCCACTAAGTGTTTTACCGAATCCGACCTCATGGGCAAGCAAGCCTACTCCCTTTACAGTCATTCTGCCTATACCGGCACGTTGAACTTCCGACAAAACAAGCGGTTTCCCCTTAAAGTTTTTATTGATTGAAGAGAACATGGGTACTTTGGAATAATCCGGACGGTAAACGGCATTATACTCCCTGTTAAAGGCATGTTCTATTTGTTTTCTTTCAGAATCGTCAAGCTCTTCTGTAATGAATTTTCTGAATAAATCGTTTGCAACTTTTTTTCGCCTTTCTCTTACAAGTTTATTCCTGTGCTTATCAGATCCATATACCTGATAGTTATATACATAATCCCTAACTTCCCATACATTGGAGTCGCCGAATGCGTCAGAAGGAAGGTTAGAAATAAATTTCAGGAATAATCCGGAAAGCGTTCCTTCACCTTCCGGGACTCGTTTTGTGGTTATGGTAAGATTTTTTACAAAAGCGGTATTTGGTGAAATATCGATATGATCTATCGTCTTTTTTTTCGGCAATACATCATGAAGCATCTTTTTTTGTTTCTCGTATTGCTCCGGGCTCATATCAGGTTTGTCTCTCTCGAGCTGCTCGAGCTTTTCGTATATATTACCTTCTGCATAATAAAAGTCATGCACCCAATCTCCTTTATAATAGTTTGCATACTTTTTATGCTTTTCCGGATTTTTGAATTTTCCCTGATAGTCGCAATCTTTAAAGGCTTCTACCTCTTCTTTGCTGAAATCGTTTTTGAATTGAAGTGCAGCAGGAACGACCTCATCTTTTTTATTTAATTCGTATTTCAGCTTGTCAGGCCTTATTTCGATATCTATCCCTTTATAAGGTTCTGATGAACGCCTTCTTTTAGGCCTTGTGGCTTTTACTACCTTTTTTGCGTTTTTCTCATTCGATGTTTCCTCTATTGCGTTTTCAATCGATTCGATATTGTCTGTCGTCGGTTCGATATTCAGCTCCTCTGCAATCCTTTTTGCCTCATTGGCTTTAATCTGTTCAATCGCAGTATCGATATCTCCTTCAACGTACTCTTCTTCCCTTCCGAAACGGTTCTTTCGTTCCTTCACCTCTCCGAGTATATTTTCAGGATGTTTCCCGAAATAGTTGTGTTCTTCAGTCGAATGATAATCGGAGTCTTTTTTAAGAACAACGATATCCGTTCCTATTTTTGTAGCTTCAAAAGCACCTTCCGGAAGTCTGTATGCTACCTCTATCCGATAACCGTCCTCTTTTTTATGGCGATTCATCCATCCGCTCGGAAGCACCATTGCCAACATGCCGTTCTCTTTCAGCACGTCGAGCGAACGTTTGACAAAGTAGTCTTCGTATTTGGCTATATTTCTTTCTTCACCAAGTCCCTTATAAATACCCCTGTGTTCTCCATATGGCGGGTTTCCGATCACAAGATCGTACTTTTCAGGCATGGGTTTCTTCTTTCCGGATTCATCGATAAACTCCGTCTCGAACGAACGAACGTTTACTTCAATATACGGATGGAATATTTTAGCGATACGTGCTGTCGTTTCGTTTATTTCGAAAGCAACTATTTCGCTTTCGTTTGTCGGTACTGCCTGAATGAAGTTACCTACACCAACGCTTGGTTCTAATACACGTATACTTTTGTTTTGATTAAAATACTTCGAAAGAATATCACGAACGGTATCTACGATTTTGGTATCGGTATAGTATTCGTCAAGAACGCCTCTTCCCTGCTTGGCTATTCCTCCCGGAATATATCTTTCGGCTATGGTTTTTATATCGTCTGTTACCTCTCCGGTAATAACGACCTTACCGTCAACAATATCCGTGACGGATGAAACGATTTCGTGGATTTCTTCGTTTGTATAGCGCTTGTTTACATCATACTTAAGTCCAGCTCCAGATTGACTGCTGCTGTCTCCAGACTGCATCCGCTGGCTTTGGCTATCCCCTGTAGTGTCCGTAGCAGATGTTCTTTGTCCTTCCACTTGCTTAGATGCGGGAAGTATCTCTCGTCCAGATCCAGCTCGGCTATTATCTCTTCTGCCGTCTTGTTCTTCTGTTCTTTCTCGCTCATTTTGTTCTTCTTTTTCAGGTTCTTCTTCGCTTTTATTTTCAGTCAAAGATAAGGGTTTTTCTTTAATTTCGGTTGTTTTTTCTCCTGAAATTTCTTTTTCAACTTCCTTAGGATTAGGGAAATATTCTCTATCCGCATTATACAGTGCTTCATCAAGCGGCTTTGGCGTCCAAAAAAAGTCGAGCTCCATACCCATTATCCCGGTAATATACGATAAAGACATTGACCCTGCTTCGCTCATCTGCGAATCGCCGTTAAGAATTACATAAGCATAAATATTATCGCCTTCAACATCCATAACGAATATATCGGTAGCTCCCATGAAATAGTGGGCATATACCGTACTCTTCATGCCTTTGTCCTGCGGGTTTCTTGGTATCGACTCGAGTGTTTTCTCAATGTTTTCGACTATGCTTTCATGCGATTCCCACATATCCCTTACAGCGGGTTTTTGCCAGTCCGTGATGAATTTGTTTGCAAGCGGATAATCGGATAGCGTTTTCTTTTTCTTTTCCGGACTTCTTCTCTCCTGATCCTTTTTTACTACCTCTTTGGCCTTTTGTACTATATCAAATGGTTGAGGTTCAGGTTTACCCGGTTTAATATCGAATAATTGCTTTTGTCCGGAATCGCCTGCTTTCTTTTTTTCCGGTGAAGTAATTTTTGTTTTTTCATTCACCTTATCGCTTGTTACATCCTCAGGTTTTTCTTCAGGTTTACCCTCTTCTGCAAGTTTTCTGTTCAGTTCATTCAATATGATTTTAGACAGTTCTCCTGCTGTGATATCTGCCTTTACCCATTGATTCTCCAAACCTGTGTATTTATTCTTTTTTGTGGTTAACCTCCAAAGGATATTCCCTTCTTTCGGTACAGAATATTCGTCATATTCTACAGATCCCTCTACAGGTATAGAAACATATACTCCTAATTCGGGATCAACATTACTCCACAAAAAGAACGATATATCACCTCCTGCAGGTGCGATATTCACGCTGACCTTCTCCGTTTTCCCTTTTTTGTTTGTATCGTATTGCAGTCCGGTAAGTTTTTTAACTGCATCTACAAACTTGGTCGCATCTTTTTTGATTACTCCTTTCGCAAGTACGTTTATGGGATTGTCTGCATATATGCCTCCTGTCAAATAAATTCTGCCGGTCATCTGCAAATCCTGCAAACGGAGGTCGATTTTCTGCAGCTGTTCTTCTACTTGCTCTATTAACTCGTCGGATTCTTCTTTGACTTCTCCTGCGGACTGTTTATCACTTCCGACATTTTTCGACTTATACTCGACAGCTTTTGATGCTGATTCAATAGCTTCAGTTTCAAGTTCAAAAGCTTCTTTACTTCCTTCTCTTTGTTCATCTCTTTTATTTTTAATTATTCGGTTAATCTTGCTAAATTTATCTGCTATACGTTTGTTCAGTTCTTTTTCCTCTTTCGACATTGGGCTTTCTATATCGGGATTGGGAAACTTCTCGTCTCTTTCCCTTATAAGATCGTCTATCTCCTGTCTAAGTTGTTTTATTTGTTCGTTATAATCAATTTTTTCTTCTTCACGTTCGATTTCGGCATATTGCCCTTCTGTTGCGTCTATCCATGCAACGTTTGACAGAGGTACTTTCTTTGAATAAACCTTGTTTTTCCCGGCATAGTTCTGTGCCTCCATTTTTGACGGAGTAACGAACACTCCGTTTTCTATCGGATAGGATGAATATACGGTGATACGCCCGCTTTTTAGCGCCTCTTTCATATCGGAGACGGTAAAATCGGGTGTTACGTCTTCGTTTTCATTTATTGATGGTGTGAACGCTTCTTCAGCGGTAAGGATATCAGCCTCGCTCCTTATGCCTGTATGGATATCGTCCCGAATAGGATTGGATTGCCGTATGATTTCATACTGATCCTTTTTAAGTGAATCTATTTCCGGCTTTACGAATTTTTCTTTAAGAGATTCGATGAAGTCTTTTTTTGCTTTCTCGGTAGAGATATCGGGTATTGTAAAACCTATTCTTTCCTCGAAAGGTTTGATAATGGGTCTGTTAGCATAGACATTGTTGAATACGTCATTATCAAATATTTCTTCATACTTACCTTTTTCGTAAAGATCTACCCATTTGTTTACAGTCCGTTGAATGTAATCGTTGGGCTCTTTTACGGATTTTTCGGCTTCTTTTCCTTCTAATCCTCCGGGTTGCTCTCTATAATATCCGGGTTGTTCTCCACCTCTTTTATCACTATCCCTTGAGCTTCTTTCTCCGACAGGTTCGGATTCCTTTCCATAATCACTTTCAGCCGTCGGCGTGCCCACTTCTTCTTTTTCTCCAAATCCGCCAGATCGCTCAATATTAATCCCATTTCCACTCTTTCTTCCGGCGTCGAATGATCTATAAATGCCTTTATTAGAGCGTCTGCTTTTGATAAATTCGATTGTTTTTCTTTCATTTTCGTCTAATGTTTGTATGTAATTTTCGTAAAAGTCGATTTTGTTTAAAGGTCTACCTTTAAACATATCTACCGAATTTTCTGTCTCGAAAAATTTTACCGCATCTTCTACAAACTCCCTGAAATCTTTTTCTTTCCCTTTTAATTTTAATGCCACTAAAGCCGCATAAGGATCGTAATCATAATCTTCAAACATGTTCCCTTGGCGGAACAGTTCATTTATATCCAATCCTTTTTCTCTTGCATCGTAAAGATAATAAATAGCCTCATTTAATTCATCAGAAATCTTATTTTTTTGTTGTTCATTTCTAAGCAGGTTTCCAATCGATTTTACTATCTTTTGTCTGTGCTGTTTCATTCCTTCAACATTGAGCATTTTTAATTGATCCTCTTTAATGATGCTCCCTGTTAAAATACTCTCTAAAAAGTCCCTTCCTGCTCCTGTAAGCTCTCCGGTATCGTTTTGCAGTTCCGGACGTTCATTTTCATTTACAAGCTTAGTGTCCAGCAATGCTTTCATCACTTCACGCTGTGCACTTGTATTCTTATAAAAATCCGGCAATGTATCGTATCTATCGAGTATGGAAGTAATCCTTCTTACGCCTCTTTGTGCATTCTCATCCGTCCTTTTACTTTGCACAATGGCCTTTTCTAATGGATTTTTCGCTTTTGTCTCTCTTTGATTAAACTTGACGTAGGTTTCGGTCGTAAACGGTATATCGTCGGCTACCTCGAAATACAATCTTGGATGTTTAAATTGCTCTATGACATTCTCTTCTATTCCTCTTTGCTTTGCTTTTGTAGGCAAAACGCTCATATATTTTTTATCTGTCCCTCTTTCTGCTGCAATAATAGACGACATCGTGCGATTGTTCCCGCTAATAACAATACCATCTTTTACGAATATGGGATTATCTATAGCACGTGCATCGAATGATGAGGCCTTGCTTTCAACTTCAAACCGTTTGTTTGTATAATCGTTGTCGTTTATATTTCGTCCTTCCGGAGTAACAGGATATCCTTTCGAGCTTTGCAATGAATAGGGATCATGCGAAGGTGTTACGGCATCGGCTTCGGTCATTACCCATTTCCCTTTCAACTGTGTTCCATCGGGCAAAACCATCACGTCTTCATTACCGTAAACCTTTGGAGCTTTTTTGTATTTCTCAACGACTTCAGGTGCAGGCTTATACACATTCAATGCTTTATCGAGATCTGCTTTTTCTTCTGCCTGTACCTCCGGTTTCGTATATTTTTCTTTGTATAATTTTTCGAGATTATCGAAGAAATTTATCTCGTTTTTTACTTTCTGTTCGAGCCTTTTCCGTTTAATAATATCCTTTTCATTCGGTACTTGTTTGAATTTATCAAGAGCTTCATTCTTTTTTGTTTCGATTATTTCGGATATTGTCTCCGGCTCATCTTTAAATTCTGTTTCGAGTGCTTGCAGATAAGTGTTCTCGTCATTTATTTTATCATAATCGATTTGTCCTTCTTTATCTGTTGGAAATTCGATTTTAACCTGTTCGGTTTCTTCGGCGGGTTTAGTCTCGCCAAATTGACTTTTTGATACAATTACCGGCGTTTCGCTTTCTTTTTGTTCTATCTCTTCAGCCGGTATTTTTACACTTTCACCCTCTTTCTCTGACTTTTTGATAGTTTCAGCCTGTGCTTGCACTTGTTCAGCTTGCGGTTTAACACGAATCTCGTTTATTTCTTCGAGTGTAAGATCCATGTATCGCTGTGCCGGATCGGGAGCATCAGGAATATACAGTTCCGCCTTATTGTCGGATATACCCTGCACATAAGCAGTTAACTGCATATCGCCTATCTTTACCGGTATCTCGTCCCTTACACGTATATCACCCAGCATGTTGCCGACAAGGCGTGGTTCGAGGTCTTTTTCCGTATATGTTTGTGTCTTTTTTCCGTCATTTGACAAAATGGTTACCGTATTATTCTGTTTGTCGATAACCGTTCCGGCAACCGTCTCTCCCTTATTGTCTATATATTCTACTTTTTCGCCCGGATTGAAATGTTTTTCGCCCTCCAATTTTTCCTCGAAAGGATCGATGAATGTTTTGTATGCTTCGTTCTTTATTGTCTCTACGACATCCTCTGCCCGATTTACATTCACGTTAGCGATATGATCTATCGAAACCTGTTTCTTTTTTCCTTCCGTATCGGATACGACAACTACATCATCGGATTTTTCCTTGTCTATCGTTCCATCGTCATTAAAGGCAATATTACCATCGACGACATACCACATATCGCTTTCTCCTCTGCTGTCTCCAAGATCAGCTTCTATGATATATCCGTCGTCTCTTGTAATGGTATTTATTAGACCTGTCTGTCGATCAACGTATTCGTCGACGTCTTTTTTCAACGAATCCATCATCGTATCAAATTCGTTTTTCACGACATCGTATTTTCGTGCAGCTTCGATAATATCCGGACTTGCATCGGGTAATTCTTCGATTTCTTCGAGCGGAACATCCTTAAAATCGCCGAGCTTTTCTTCGAGCTCTCTTTTATCGTTATACAGCTTTGAGAGATCGATATCTTTTTCTTTTGTCTTCTCGTAAAGCATTACACCGTTTCCGGCAGCTTTTTCCCTATCCTGTTTTCTAACCTCTTCACGAGCTCCATGTAAGCTCTCCTTATAGGTTAGCGTGGAAAGATAATCCGTAAGAATAACTTTCGATTCAGGAGATAAATCAGGCTTTGAAATTGCTTCTTTCAGCAGCTTTGTTCTTTCGTCAACGCTTGTATTTTTTAATGTTTCACTTATTTCATCCCAGTTTTCAAACCTGTTTTGAGCTTGCTGTTCGAGCTCTTTTAGCTTTGAATTGGTAGTGGCAACATCTACGGCATAACCTACCGTATTTACGCCCGATAAAGCGCCTCCTGTTAACGCCAAACCCATGAACGTATCGATCTGTTTGTCTACGTCCGTGAGCGTCTTTATATCCTCTTCGCCCATTGCTGCATGAGCTAATGTTCCGTATACCTCTTCTCCGTATTCTCCGAGTATCCCTGACCATTGTGCACGAGCTTCGAGGCCTTTTAAATTCTTAAAAATCTCGGAATTGTTCAGCTTACCTACAAACTTGCCGAAGCCGGTAGCTTTTGTTGCCTCTAAAAGCTTGTTTACCGGAGCAGCTTTACCTAAAAGCTTACCGAGACCGCTTGCACCAAGCATCTCGGACTGGTATTCTATTGCATTCGATCCGATAGCCTGTAAAGCTTTCCCTACAACGCTTTTATCGCTTGCTCCCTCATGCCCGCCATAGACAATATCGCCTTTTTCATCCATCTTGAAATCGATATTGCCGATACCTTGCTGTGCAATATCTTCGGCTACCTTTGGTGCTCCACTCGTAACGGTCATGCCAAGCCCGGCAAGAATATCTCCTACTGTTCTTGCACCGGCTTTTATTGCTGTTTTTGCTGCTCCTTTCGCTCCGAAACGTTTTATGCCGTATTTAGCGATGGATTTGGCTATACCCTTACCTGCTCCGGATATAGGATTAAGAAGCATCTCAACCATGAATGGAGCTGATTGGCCTGCTATTTGCCCCCATCCGTATGTTCTCGGTATATCGGAGCTGTAAAACTGCTGTGTGGCCATATTTAAAGCCGCTGCATCGAGGAGCTCCTGTTCGTCATCCGTCAGCGGCTCTCCCTTATCTGCTTTCTTTACTGCTTCCTCAATAGCTTTCTTTTGTCGTGCGTTATTTATATTCAAATCCCAGTTATCCGGGTCTAAAACCATATCGGTAAACCCTTTAAACGTGGATTTTACAAGACCTTTCTCTTTTGTCGCATCGATTATTTTCTGCGTATCTTTCAAAAGATCTTGCGCAAAACTGTAGTTTGTATATGTTTTATAATCTTCCGGCTTTTTAAAACTTAAAGGCTGTATTCCTTCTCCCTGCTGTTCGACAAAAGGAGACGGCTCAAATTTTTCTATTGTTGATAGCTTTTGTTGTGTCTCCTGCAGCTTGTTTTCTACCTGCTCTTTTATACCGCTCTTAACCTTTGATATTTTTCCGAGTTGTTCCATCCCTTCACCGACCGTTTCGGTTAAAGGCTTTCCTTTCGGTAATGAAACACCCTTATTTTCAGGTAATTCAAGTCCGGAAAATTCCAATTTTTGACTTTCCGGAAATAATGTATTTTCCTGTATCGAAGGTTGTTCGACAAGCGGTTGTTTGGCCTGTATCTGTTCAGTCTGCTGTTCAGGCTGAATATTACTCTCTTTATACTTATTCGTGTCTACGAGATAAAAAGGAGTATCGTCTACCTTCTTTGCCTCGGGAAGGTCTTTCTCGAAGCTTTGCACTTGTTCTTCAGGTATATTGTAATATTGTCCTTTATAGTTATAAATCGGCATATCTGTTTATTTTATTCTGTACTGCTCATATTTTCTTGTCGGGAAAGCTTCATCTATCAGCGATGTTTGGCTGAACGTATTCTCACCGATACCGGGTATTTTTGCTTTTGCCGGAGCGGCAGGAGTTTCTTTTTCTTTTATTTCAACAGGTTTGTTGTAATACTGCATGTACTGATTAGCACGTTCTTTCATGTACTCTTCAACTTCCGGGTATTTGCGTGCATAGGAATGCACCGCATCTCGCATGATTTGCGATTTTGGCACAAAAAGACTCGGGTCTTTATCTGCAAGTGCGAGAATTTCTTTGTCCTTATTTTTGTTTGCAACATCGAACAGTTTATTGTACACGTCTGCATAAAAATCGGAGCTTAGATCCTTCGGAACTTCTATATTGCTTCCGTCAGAAAGTCCGAAACGCACGGTTGTTGGCGTTTCTTCCTTTTTCATTTCCATGCTCTTTTCCCTTAGCTCTATCTCCTTCCTGCCTAAGGCTTCTCTTGCCTTGTTGGCACGCTGTTTCTCCTCTAATTCCTTTTTGGCAAGCTCCATGTCGCTTAATGTCTTTTTCTCCTTTAATCCGAGCTCTTTTTCTTTTAAAGCAACGTCGTATAAATCCTTCTGCATCTTATAGAGCATCTCTTTTTCCTTTTGTGCCTGCTGTGCAGATATTTTTTGTTGTGCAAGACGGTTGTTTATATCGGCCATTTTTGCGTTCATGATAGCTTTCGTCCACGCATCCTCGTTTGCACGTCTCTGTTGTTCTGCATATTCGTACCGCTGACGGTTAATATCAGACAGTGAGGTAAGACGTTGCGGTGCAGCTCCCTTTGATGTCGACCACAAATTCGCAATATTGGCAAGTGCATCGGAAAAGGCGAAAAGGTTTCTGTTTGCCTGTTCCCTTTTAAGCCTTGCCTGCCTTTCTTGTTCGCTTTCCGGCTCTTTTCTCTTATTAAAAGCACGATAAATAGATTCGATAGCTCCTACTTCCCTCCACGGCTCTATCTTGTTAAGAGAAGGAATTGGCGATGTGACCTGATCTACGCCTTCCTTTTTAGGTGCGGGTTGAGCAGCATTTTCTGCTGTAAACTGCTTTATCGCATTTACGTCGAGATATTTGTTTAAATCGTCGGCTGATATGTTGTCCGGAGCAGCAACTTTAACGGCAGCATTATCTTTCTGCGTTTTATTATTTATATAATTGTCTATAATATAATCTCTTACAGCCATTTTGTGAAGGTTTTATTAAGGTTTTGTCTTGTCTAAAATACTACCTACAATCCCGGCTGCACCTGCGCTTGCCTGACTGGCTGCTTGTGCTACATTGTACGATTGTCCTAATTTCCCGGCAACTTGTTGCTGTGTAAGTGCATTATCGGTATTGAGATATTGCTGTTCGATTGCATCTTTGCGTGCTTCTCCGGCTGCATTTATGTCTGCAATCGTTTCTGAAAGTGCTTTGTTGGCATTCTCTTTTTCCATAGCAAGTTGCTCGTCCGTGCCTCCCATTACCGTGTTTGCGGCAGCTGCACGGTTGGATCTCGTGTCGATATACTCTCGTGTCTTTTCTAATAGCTCCTGCACGTCTGCACGCTGCGTGTAAGGCTCGTTATAGTTTTTCTCGTACCACGCCAGATTTTTTTGTTTCTGTTGTTCTACGAGTCTGTCTGCTTGCCTGCGTGCCTTTGCGCTCTGTATGCCTCCGTAAATCGAGGAGGCTATATTTAATCCTGCTCCTATCAATTGGCCTATCATTTTTTTTTTAGTATTTTGATTGTTAAACGATTTATTTTCTTATATTTGTAAACAAAGAAAAACAAAGAAGTTACAATATTCTTGCTAAATATTAACTTCTAAATGAATTTAAAACATTTTGATTATGAACGAATTAGAGGGAAAGAGAGGCCGTGGAAGGCCTAAGGGAATACCCAAGACAGGAGGCATACAAAAAGGCAGCAGCTGGGATAAGAACGTGGCAATGAGGAACAACATACGACTTTTTATAAATCAAAACTATGATAAGATGGTATATGAATGGAATCGTATCGAAGATCCTGCACAAAAGGTTAAACTGTATTTAGAAGCTCTTAAATTCGTTCTGCCGCAGATGCGGAGTGTAGAATTTAAGGGAGAAAATGAAAAAACTACGCTGGAGGCTAAGCTGCTCCTTCTTGTAAACAAGACAGTAAAGGGAGAGAAGGAGATAGAGGATGCCGACAGCGAGGAAATTAGCGAAGAAGAAGAAGAAAAAAACGATTAATTTTACAAACATGAAAGTTTACAGAAACATTGGATGGGCTGATGAGAAGTTCAGAGACAAATTGAAGGAGGTCATAGACGCTTTAGTCCCTTTAAGGGATGATAGAAGCAGGACAGAGGCTTACTACGATAAGCACCTTGAAAACGACTGGGCATACGAAGCATGGCGTGCAGGCAAGAGGGACTGGGAGCTACGCACGCATTACAGAAGGTTTCCTGATTTCAAACTGCCACCGGGTGCTATTCAACCCGGTGATGCACGAGAGTTCAGGAGAGCTTTACTGGAAGTTATTAAAGACGACAAATACAGTTTCGGGTATCTGTATTTCTTGTTGGCCAGCGAAGTAAACAGGGAGAATAAGTGTGTCCTGTTACCCTGCATACCTGATACCCAGAGGATTAAGTACGCAATACAGTACGATCCGGAAGAGGTTAGAGAAGAAGTTGAAAAGATTGATGATTTTAAAAAGAAGCTGCAATACCTGTCAGCGGTGGCAAACGATAGCAGCATGGAGAAATACAAGGGCGAAGCTAAAACGGTTTTCGAAGAACAACTTCTTAATATAATCGAAGATGAAGTATTTCATGTTTGCTTAAAATCAATTGATTACGAGGAAAATATAAAGTTTTTGATTTACTGCAAACATGAAATAGCTATTAATGTTTATTTTAACGAGGCGTTAATCGAAAAGTTTGCCGATTGGGCGAACGAAGAAATAAAAAAATGCAAGAAGATGATCAGGAAGGAAAAAAAGAGAGAAGCTATAAGAAAGAAAATAAGATACGACGGATCAGGAGAGGAGGAAGAAGATACGTTAGAGGAGGAGGAGATACTCGATGAAGACGAAGGTTTCGATTTAGATTAGCTTATTATTCTTTCCTTGTTTTAGCGAAAAGCATACCTTAAATTTAATACCTTCACACTCTTACACATAAAATAGAACCCATCAGCCTTGCTAATACCGTGAAAAACACATTTTTTTGATACTACCTTTACATTTACATTAGAGGGTTTTCTGGAAACTTTCCTGCGAATAAACAAAACATTTAAGCATAGTAGTGTTATTTAGATTACGTCTAAATAAAATAGAGATTTATAACTTACATTATGTTTAATAATTAATAATTAGCTGATAATTAAGTAGATAACTTTATGTAAAAGAGAAATGTTTTTTTCGCTATTTTATGTGATTTATCTTTTTGTAAACGAAATTGAATTTTTGCCTTCCTTTTTTCCACGAAAACGCAAAAAACACAAGCAAAATGATATTTTACATATACATTATATATAATATATAGAGAAATTTCGGGAAAATCGAAGAAATTGGGAAAAATTCCAAAACTGGAAAAAAATAGATGCAAGTATATTTTTAAAATAAAAAATAAGGCTTGTTTTAGCGCTTCTGTTTAATTTTTAGATTAAAGTAGAATAACTATACTACTTTAAAAAAATAATCGTTTTAAAGGGCTTTAAATTCGTTTTTGAAAAAATCGAATTTTAGGGGAGGAAAGAAACTTTTTTCTTTCCACTTTCTTTTTTATTTTATTTCCTTTTATTTGTGTACTTTCTTCGGGAGATTTCGGGAAAAATGCGGAAGATTTCGAAAAAAGTGCGGAAGATTTTTCGAAAAATGTAGCAGAAATTGCAAAAAATGCGGAAGATTTTTTTCAGAGAAGAGGCGAAATTTCTGCAAATTTTCGCTGTTTTTTGCCGTTTTTCATTTCTTTAAGACTTTCCTAAATAGCTGATATTTAGATAATTATAACTTTGTAAATAAGAGGATTATTTTAGTGTTTTTCTTCTATTTTTCTTCTTATTTTTTGCATGAAAAAAAAGCAATTTGTCATATTTATTTTTCTTTTCTCTAAATTCTTTTACTTCTCTTATTTTCAGCCACATAACTTCTCTATTAATCTTTTCTAAGAATGTTTAACTATTTCGTGTGTAATTTTTAACAGAAATAATTTGCAAAGAAAAAAAATACACGTTTACTTTGCGTTATAATTATACGAACAAAAAATAAAGCATCAATAAGTACATATATTTATATAATTATAATAAACCATTTTAAAAAAAAAGATTATGAAACGGAAAGAATTAAGAGAAAGATTAAATTCCTTATTTAAGGAACAGAAGTTTATAGAAGCAAGGGAGCTTTGCTCCAGTCTTGAAGTGTATTTTTGGAACGGGGAAAATTACACCAACAACCCCGCTGCAGCACAATACGATAAGTTGGGAAGCTGTACAAACAGCTACCTGAAATGCGAAGACGGGTTTTTTGTAAACCCGTTCTAAATTAACCATTTAAAAAACCATTTAAAAAATAAAGCTATGAAAAAAGGATTAAAAAAACACATCATTAATTCCGGTGTAACAAACATGAATTTGATATTATCATATTTTGATGGTAAATATTATATCGGTGATTTAGGATCGCTTAATGCGATTGAAATTTTAAACGTAAAAAAATTAAACGAAAACACAATATCTTTTTATTGCAACGATAATTGTTTTGAACAGATAAAAAAGCTGTTAAACGTCTTTTATGATTTAGATATTGATTTTGATGAAAATGTTACTTATTAAATTAAACAACCTGCGTGCCAGCTGCCTGAAAAAAAGTCGCAAGGGCATGCGCAAAATATATGGCCGTAAGATTTTATGATTGTGAGTTCTTGGCGAACTCAAAAGAAGCTGATGAAATCCTGAAAAACTTTCAAATGTGGTTATCAGGGAGCGCCGTAACGGATGTTACGGCTATAGAAAAGCTCAGAGAGGTCACAAAAGATCTTTCTGAAGAAAGTAACGATTTTACCATAACCCTTAACGGTGATTACAGCGTTACATATAGTCTTAAGGATTTAAAAGATTTTGAAATAGATAAAAAATGAGCGGGGATTGCTCCCCGCCCTTCTGTATTACCTATATTTCAATTCCTACTGGTACGATTACGGATGTAAATATAAATATAACTTTTACATAAACAAATAAATATGAAAAAAACAGTAAGTTTAATTATCGAGCAGGAGCTCGATGATTTTTTGAATGGTGAAAATGTTGATATATGTGAACCACATTTTTTTCACTAACTTTCAATCTGATGATATAGAACAGGGCGATCAATTTCAGATATTCGCTTTAAAATCCTTGCGGTGGAGGTCAACCGCACTTAATCGCATCATAAGGAATTTATTAATTAATTTAAAAACATACAGCTATGAACATAAAAAAAATAATAAAAAGAAATTTTGGAGTACATAGATGGACTACCAAAAAAGGACAATATGGGAAAAAATTCGTAGGTGTTGTTGTAAAAAACGACTATTTAAAAAGAATTTATGAGGACGTGCCGGAAAAAGATATAGAACATATAACTATAGGTATTTTTGGTAAGTGTTTTACTATCAATTTAAAATAAATAATCTAAAAAAAATAAAAAACTATGGAAAAAATTGAAATTGGGAGATATAAATATACCGGCAAGCCGTTGAGGCTTGGACGTTGTAAATTAAAAACCGGCGACATTATAAAAGTAAAAGATTTTGGTTTTGGTTATGTATCCGTAATTGTTTATTTCGATATTGAATTCTTCTGTTACGAAGAAGGGGATTTTGACGAAGTAGCATATGCTTCTTTGGATCAGTATGCCGAACACTGCACAGCCAAAGAAGTGTTGTATGCAAATGGGGATGAGCCGCTTACTTTCCAGGAAAGAGTAAGAAGGTATAAAATATTAAAACAACTTAATTCAGTAGTTTTTCCTTCGTATCAGAGAAGGAAAAGACGGATTAAAAGATAAATTATTAAGGGCAGGGATCGAGAGCAATTTTGTCTCTCTGTCCTTTTTGTTTAACTCGGTGTGCTAGAAACCGCTAATAAGTCGCAAGGGCATGCGCAAATTTTATGGAATATATGGAAAAGAAATTCAACAATTTAAAGGAGCAAGCTCCTGAATTATCCGAAAACGACTTGTATAAAGCCGTAGCGGAGCTTGTAGAGGAAATTATAGACACAGATCCACTACTCGTGTCTGTGTCAAAGGTAAAAATGGGATATGGAACGTGGCGGAGCAAAGGATTCGCAAATCCTTACCATTTCGGGAAGGAGCTTGCCGACATCATTGCCTCTGTTTTATCGTCAAAAATCACTTACGACGAAGACAAAGAGTTCGTTGTAAGTGAATTTAAAAACGATTTAATCGAAATAATTAAATCCGTTTTGTAGCCGGGACGGACGCAAAAATATGAAAGAAAAATTTCATATAGTAAAGGCGAAGCACATGCCAAACGAGTAATCAGAAATGCTTTAGGATTAAAAATATGATTATAATCCGTGTTCAAATATAAATAAAGGATTTAAAAGATTTTGAAATAGATAAAAAGTAAGCGGGGATTGCTCCCCGCTCTTCCTGTCTTACCTATTGGGAGGAATCCCTAAGGATGACAGCCCCTCCCTGGTGCGATTAAAATTCTGAAAGTCAGAATAAGAAATAAAGTATTTCAATTCCTTCAGGTGCGATTAACGCTGCAAATATAGAAGGTTATATTTTAATTTGCAAAACAAAAAAGCATGTTTAACAACATAAAAATAAAAACAAAAAACTATGAACGATTTTTTAAAAGCAGGACGAAAGCAATTCAGAAAAAAAGGAAGTCCGATATTCGAGGCGTGGGTAAATACTCCTGAAAACGAATATCGGGCAGTGCCATTATTCGCTGTATCGAATTTCGGAAGAGAATTAAATTTATATACAGAGAAATGTTTCTCGTGGAGGAACAAACTGTATGTATTCGAAGAAGCCGTCGTGGATGATAAAGGAGAGATTACCGGTATTTACGTACGTCCTGTTGTAAAAACATTCGACAACAGCGTATATCGGATAAAAAGTAGCCGAGACGAACGACAAAAAGATAAATTATAATGTGTCAAATTTTGTGCAAATAAAAATACAGAAATCATTATGTTTCTGATATAGATCATATTATACACACATAATACCTGTCTGGGGGGCGTGTGGTCGCTGGTTCGAATCCAGTCATCCCGACATCTGAAAATAAGGCTATTACATTGATGTATAGCCTTTTTTTATGCTTTATATGTTGCATAACATGTCGGTTTTTTGCCGTTTTTTGCCGTTCGTTTTGCATATTTGTGTGTCAAATTTTGTGTCAAATGAAATAAATAATGTATGGCAAATTCAATATTATATCTGGATAAAAGAAGACGCAAGCATAACGGAGAATATCCAATCAAGATTATGGTAACACACCGATCCCGGTTTATGATCAGCACAGGCATCTCCTGCATGGAGACAGAATGGAAAGGCAGGCAGATCGTCACTGGGAAGAACAGCAAAGCAAAGAACGCAGCAATAAATAATCAGAAGCTATCGATCGACAGGATGATTTTATCGCTCGAATTGGAGGGAAAATTACAGTCAATGACCGACATGCAGCTGAAAAATATTCTAACGAGCAAGAACGCAGGTGGCAAAATATCAATTAAAGAGGCCTTCAATGAATTTATTAATACCAAGCATGGGAACACCAAACGACTGTACACTGAAACATTATCTAAAATAAATGACGATCCACTTCTCGATGATATAACCACAGGATGGCTGAAAGAATTCTATGATTCATTGCCGTTAGCCGTAAATACTAAGGCTATCCACATGCGAAACATAAGGGCAGTGATTAATTTTGCAATCGACAGGGATTATACGCAGAATTATCCGTTCAGAAAATTCAAAATCCCTAAAGAAAAAACGAAACATCGAGACTTGTCCGTGAATGACCTTAGACGAATAAGAGACTACGAAGGCAAATGGAAGGTATTCAGTGATTGTTTCATGCTTTCATTTTATCTTATCGGAATAAACCTTACGGATCTTCTGCATGCAAAAAAATCGGACGTGAGAAATGGCCGTCTGGAATACACAAGAGCAAAGACCGGGCGTAACTATTCAATTAAGATTGAACCTGAAGCGCAGGCAATCATCGATAAATATTCGGACGAAGAACTGCTTGTTTCATTCCTTAGAATATATAAAAACTACAATGGATTTAAAAGAGGCATCAACTACGCATTAAAGTTAATGGAAGACAATAACGGTATCATCTGTCCAGACCTTACAACCTACCACGCAAGGCATACGTGGGCATCTATAGCGGCAGGAATAGACATTACAAGGGATGTTATCTCCGAAGCATTAGGGCATGAATATGGGTCGAGGACGACATCGGTTTATGTGAACTTTAATCTAAAAAAGGTTGATCAGGCAAACAGAATGGTGCTTGATTACATTCGATGATTTTATATTAAGTGTCGTAAAACCCACAGGTCTTTAGCCTGTGGGATGTAAGGCACTATCCTTGGTTTCTAATATATTCTATAACTGTATTTGGATTAGCCTCGCCTATTGAGCAGACGAAATATCCGTCTGACCATAAGGTTTTCTCTTTCCAAAAGTATTTTCTCAACATACTGCCATATAAGCGCCACGAAAAGACTATACTCTCCTGCTTTAGCTTCCTTACTATTGATGTTACGGATAGTTTTGGCGGATAGCTAATAATAAAGTGTATGTGGTCTTTGTCGGTTTCCATGATGTCTATATCGAAGTCTGAATCGTCAGCTATTGACTGAAATATGGCTTTAATGTTGTCATCAAACTCACCTTTGAGTATCTTTCTCCTGTATTTGATACAGAAGATAAGATGGCACTTTAGATAATACTTGTGCCTGTTCTCGTGATTATAATTTTCTTTTATGCCACAAATATACATAAACTTTTGGCTGTTTACGAAATAATTACTATCTTTGTAAGCGGAATGAGAAAGATTAATAGAACATACAAGTTCAGATTGTACCCGAACAAGGCGCAAACCGATTTGCTGGCAAGGCATTTCGGTTGTGCTCGGTTTGTATACAATTACTTTCTCAATCAACGCAAAGAGCAATATAGGCTCACTGGTAAGAGTGATAACTACTATGCGCAGGCTAAATCGCTTACCGCATTGAAGAAGCAGGAAGCAACAGCATGGCTTAAAGAAGTAAATTCTCAAACCTTGCAGTTCGCAATCCGAAGCCTCGAAGTAGCCTATACCAATTTCTTTCAGAAGCGGGCGAAGTTTCCTAACTTCAAATCAAAGCACTCTAAGAATAGTTTTACCGTTCCACAATTTGCATCTGTCGCAGGTGGCAGGCTTTTCATACCCAAGTTCAAGGAGGGTATCAAGTGCCGTGTACACCGTGAGATAAAAGGAAAAATCGGCAAGGTAACTATTTCCAAAACACCAAGCGGAAAGTATTTCGTTTCTGTATTTACAGAAGAAGAATACGTAACTCCACTTGAAAAGACTAATAAGTCGGTTGGCGTGGATATGGGCTTGAAGGACTTGCTTATCACTTCTGAGGGAGAAACTTTTAAGAATAACCGATATACAAGAAGATACGAGCGCAAACTTGCTAAAGCACAGCGACATCTTTCCCGTAAGAATAAAGGCAGCAGAGGGTTTGAAAACCAAAGGCTCAAAGTTGCCAGACTTCACGAAAAGATTGCCAATTGTCGTACCGACTATCTGCATAAGTGCTCCATTTCTCTTGTTAGAAGATATGATACCATCTGCATCGAGGATTTGAATGTAAAGGGCATGAAGAGAAACCATCACCTTGCCAAATCCGTTACTGATGCAAGCTTGGGCAGCTTCGTTTCCATGCTTACCTATAAGGCAGAATGGAACGGCAAAAAGGTTGTGAAAATAGACCGATACTTCCCCTCATCGCAGACTTGTAATGTCTGTGGGTATATCAACAAACAGACTAAAGATTTGTCTGTCCGTGAGTGGGAGTGTCCTGTTTGTCATACTCATCATAACCGTGATGTTAATGCTGCTATCAATATTCTTCGTTTCGGATTAAATCATATATCGGCAGGAACTGTCGATTACACGGGTGGAGAGGAAGTAAGAGCCAATCTTTTGAAAGGCCGTTCCTCTGCGAAACCCGAAGCCCATGAGTCTTTAGCTCATGGGTAGTTCACTCTCCATTGTATATTAATGGCATTTCTTCACTTCCTATTATATATGCTTCTTTTTTCCATTTATCGAAAACTATTTTATCGTCTTTTATGTATCTGCCATTCAATACATATAAATAAACCATTATCAACAGAAAAATAATAACAACAATCTTTGCTGTTAATTTAATCTTATTTGTTTTGTCCATAATATATCTTATTTTCAGCTTAATGTGTTATACCTGATGCTAACCTTCACAAGAGCAATCGACTGTATGCAGCTCACCGGTACGTCGAGCGGCTCGTAATGTGTGTTGTAGCTGACCAGCCGTATGTGTTCAGGAATTGGCGAGCGGTTGACATACTTAACCGTTACATGTACGTCATTGTCCCATATGTAGCTTACAAGGTACATTTCACCGAATGTGATGTACTCCGGGCTGCTAACCCATTTAAACACAACGATGTCTCCAGATTTGACGATAGGATACATGCTGTCTCCTCTGACTTCAACTGCTCCATCGACAGAAGGCATGTTTGGAATGGAGATATACCCTATTATATTCTCGTTTTCTTTTGCCATGATCTTTGTGAGATTTGCCGCAGCTTCAATATCGTATAGTGGGACCACTACGTTTCCATTGATCGCCTCAGGATAAGGCGGATTGTGAATCTTTAGTACATTTTCGCCTTTTATCATTTCACCTTCACCAAGAATGAGCCATTCAGGATTGATTTCCGGACAATTTTCTAATATTTGAGTTAAGATATCCTCCCCGATACCTGCTGATCGCATTTTCATTTTTGACAAATAACCGTTTGATATCGAATTTGCTCTCTCAAAATCCGATATTTTCATCCCCTTATAATTGATGTATTCATAGATTCTATCTATAGCTTTCATAGTAATTATCAATAGAAAAAAGTCCTTATTATTTTTTGTAATTAGAAAATTGTCCATATATTTGTTCCGTAAACAGTGCCAACTACAATGTAACAAAACAGAATAATCTGCAAATATATGGATAATCAAACAAATAACGTAGAATTTGTAAAGAAAATTTCAGTACCGGACACCTTATTATCTATAGAGGTGGGAAAAACGGTAAGGATACCTACCAACATTATAAAAACATCTGCAATACGTACGGCCGCAGTCAGACTGCAAAAGAAAAGAAAGGCCAAATTCTTTGTAACCGAGCAAGGCCTGATCAATGAAACACAAGTAACCAGATTAAAATAATCGGTATGAAAACAAATCAAACATTAACAAGAACAATGGGAAACTTTGAGGTTTTCCAGAGAACGTCAGACGGTTTTTTTAATGCAACAGCATTATTGAGGCAGTGGAATAAGGGTGATAAGAAAAAAGACCTTGATGATTTTCTCGGAAATAAAATGACAAAGGAATACATAAAGGTTATTGAATCAAAGGAAAATCTAAATACCCAGAAAAGTGGGGATTTAAAAGTAGTCAAATCCACAAGGGGTAAATTTGGGGGAACGTGGATGCATCCATTTCTGTTTATCGACTTCGCCATGTGGTTGAATGTTGAGTTTAAATACGAAGTTATAAAATTCGTTTACGATCAGCTAATCCAATATCGAATCGAAGCAGGAGATACTTACAGAGAGATGGCCGCTGAGATCGCAAGAATATCCAAAAGAGAAGATATTGCGAGAAACATTTCGAATGTTGCCAGTGCGATCAACATCATTGTCTATGGGAGGCATCAACGTGAGATCCGCAACAAAGAAGCGGAGGAGCAGAGCATGAGAGACCTTGTAAAAATGCAGATAAAAGTAACGGAGCTCATTAAGGAAGGCTTTATCGAATCGTACGACGCTCTCATCAATTATTTAAGGCGAATATGGATCGAAAGAAATCAACCGAAAGAATTATCGGCAAGATGAAACAGGGAAAGATTGAGCCGATAAGGAAAACATGGCTCTCGTCGAGAGAGGCAAAAGCATATCTGGATTGCAGCGACGATTTCCTGCAAATGTTGAGAGAAGAAGCTAAAATAAGCTTCTCTCGAGTAGGGGGAAAATACTTTTACAACCTCGAAAGTATAGAAAG